TTAACCAAGCAATCCTTTTCCCTACCCGTTTAACCAATGACCAATTAGAAGAATTAACAAAATGAGTTTATTAAATAAAGCGAGTTTAATACAAATACCAAGCGGCTACAAAGATGGCACGTTATACTCCGCCAAGCCTACCAACGGAGATGGAGATTTCACGTTTAGTCGTGGTTCTAACTTAGCGGCTACAAGAGTTAATAGTGAGGGGTTAATTGAGAAGGGTAGGGAGAATCTGTTGGTGCAGAGTAATAGTTTTGATACGACTTGGACAACTGGTTCAACATTAACAAGTGGACAATCGGGGTACGATGGTTCAAGCGATGCGTGGTCAATGACCGAAGGAAACATTAAACAAAACATTACAAACACAGGTGTTCAAACCTTTAGTATCTACGCCAAAGCCAATACGCTTGATTGGATTTTTATGGACTTTGTTGGTGTAGCAAGTGAAGGTGCGTACTTTGATGTTGCAAATGGAAATGTGGGGACAGTAGGTAGTGGTTCTATTGATGCTCAAATTGAAAGTGTTGGTAGCGGTTGGTATCGTTGTTCTATTGTGATAAGCACAAGCAGTGCAACGGCAGTAAGATTTTATACTGCAAGTGCTGATGAAGATGTTAGCGGTTCGGGAAGCATTTACATCCAAGACGCTCAGCTGGAAGTCGGCTTAATAGCAACGGACTATATTGAAACAACCACCACAACTGCACAAGCGGGTATTCTTGAGGATATGCCACGTCTTGACTATTCGGGTGGGGCGAGTTGTGGCCATCTCCTTTTAGAGCCTCAGAGGACTAATTTATTAGAGAATAGCGAATACTTTGATGGTTCGGGATGGAATAAAACATCGGGTGGAACAGGCTCAACCCCAATAACAACAATAAACACGAATGAAACATTAAGCCCCGAAGGTGTTTACAATGCAACAAAAATTGTTTTTGATTCGGGAAGCGGTACAACTACTGGTGACCTTTCTTTAATAGAAGGGGTGGTTTCTATTGCAGCGAATACAGATGCCTCTACAAGTATTTGGTTAAAGGGTGAAAATGGAGGTGAACAACTGCACATGCGCGGCGTTTCAAACGGCTCTTTTTCAATAATCACACTTACTACTGAATGGCAACAATTTACCACAAGTGAGAACTCAAGCACCACAACAGATTCTTTACAATTCGGCATACGCCAAAATGTTGGTGGTCTTGGTGTTATAAATTCAAATGCTACTATTTATGCCTACGGAGCACAAATTGAAGAGGGCAGTTACCCCACCTCCTATATCCCTACCTATGGGGCTGGGGGAAGTGTTACGAGGTCGGCTGATTCTTGCTATAAGACGGGTATTAGTTCGTTGATTGGTGGAACAAGTGGAACAGTCTTTTTTGATATTACAACAAACCCAGTTTTAACAAGTGCAAGTTATAAGCAGTTTTTTTATTATACTGATTCATCCGCAAATCAAGGGTATATGTATTTAAATAGTGGTAATGTAATTGTAACAAATCCACCTTTCGGAAATTTGTCATCTTCCATAACATTAACCGCAAACACACGTTATAAAATTGCCTTGACCTATGCAAATAATGATTTTGCTATATATGTCAATGGAACAAGTGTTGCAACGGCATCAAGTGGCACATCTTGGGATTTTGAAAATTTATTAAGTCTTGGAAGTTATACGGGAGTGTCCGAATTTAATGAATTTAAATTTAACCAATATACACACTTTAAAACCCGCCTAACCAACGACGAATTAGCATCTTTAACAACAATCTAAAATGTTCAGAAAATATTCATTTACAAACGAAACAGAAGCCAACACCTTTATCGATGGATTAGGCGTTGACGAGGAAGGTAACCCAAGTCATCCTCATAGCATCGTGCGATTGGGAAACATAGTCCTAACCGAAGGCGAATACGATTCAGAGGGCGAAGTAATCACCGAACCCGTTATGTCAACCACCTATCACGTTGATGTACTTTGGAAAGGCGAAGCGGTAAGTTCTTGGGATTCTAAGATGGTGTGGTGTAAGCCCGTCGGAATACACGTTTTTGGTTCATCAAGTGCTATTGCTGAATGGACTGAGAAATGTAAAGAACTGCACCCCGAATATTTCCCAGAACCAAGTGAAGAGATATGAAAACCTTTTTAGACGAAATAGGAATAAATATAATGCAATCAATAGCGGGGCTTTTTGGCTCGTTGTTATTGCTCGGGAAGGGTTCGGCAAAGAATATCAAGCAAACGTTTTTTGCTATCATCACGGGGGTTGCAAGTGCTAACTACATTACACCCGTTGTATGTGCGGCTTTGTCTATATCTGAAACTAACTATCAAAATGGTGTCGCTTTTATTCTTGGGTTCTTAGGACTAAAGGGAGTTGAGGCGGTGGCGAAACGTTTCTTTAAAGAAAAAATAGATGCAGATAATTAACGAATTGGCTAACTTACTAATATGCGTGAATGCGACGTTGTTTTACATCTTCGTATTTGGGCGTGATATAAAGGCATTGGCTAAACTAAACTTGATTGAACAAGCTATGTTACGAGTAGGCTTGGCTATCCCAGCGTTAGGGGCGTTGTATAACGTCTTAACGGCTCAATACCCACCTATTCCCGAAATACTTATAAATATCGGATATGCCTCGTTATGGACATGGGCTTCGATGTTTCATTATCATACCTTTGTAAAGAATGGAAAATAGTATATACAGACTGAACTTTGCAGAGTCATCTCTGCCTACGTTTAAAGAGAACAAAGCAAAAGGGTTCATTACCTTTGGGGCTGACAATCTCTACCCCAATACACTGATAGACCTGTTCAATAAGTCACCAAAGCACTCGGCTATTGTAACGCAGAAAGCCGCTTATTTAGCAGGTGACAAGACTGAGATAATCGGTCAATCTACTGAGGACATCGCAAAGGCTCAGGAGTATATGCAGAACATCAACTCTTATGAGTCTTTTGAATCTATAAAAAAGAAGATTGCTCAGGACATTGAGTTGTTTGATGGATTTGCTATTGAAATTATCTGGAATAAAGCAAAGACAGCAATTTCTGAAATATATCATTTACCATTTCAAAACGTCCGCTGTTCTTTGGATGGTGATTACCTGTACGCTGATGATTGGACTGATAGAAGAGTGAAGCCTGAACACTACTATCCTTGGAATCCAAAGACCAGAGAATCAAAACAGGTTCTTTATTATAAATATTATCGAGCAGGTCAGGATATTTATCCTTTGCCTTCTTATATAGGTGCTTTGAAGTATATTGAGATAGATACTGAAATTTCAAATTTCCATCTTAATTCAATTAAATCAGGTTTTTCTGCACAGACCCTAATCCAGCTCTTCAAGGGGATTCCAACTCCTGATGAAGCGAGGAAAACCATTCGTAGGTTCAAAGATAATTTCACTGGAACAGACAATGCTGGTTCTGTAATTATTCAGTTTAATGACCCTAATGAAACTCCAAGTGTAGTTAACAACCTTGCTCCTTCGGACTTTGATAAATTATTTGTTCAGTTAAATGATACTGTACAGGAAGAAATATTTTCAGGTCATCGTGTAACATCACCGATGTTGTTTGGTATTAAAACAGAAGGTCAACTGGGAGGAAGAAATGAATTAATTGAATCATATGAATCTTTTCAAGTTAGTTATGTAGAACCAAGACAGGCTGAGTTGGATGAAGTGCTTTCTTCTGTATTTCAATATGTTGCTCCAGTTCAATTAAAAACAACTAATAGACCTCCTATTGGATTAGATTATGTTAGTTTATTTGAAAAGGGAATAATTAGCAGAGAAGAAGCCAGAGCAGAAATGGGAATGGTCGAAAATGTTCAATTCAAACAAGAAAATCCTTTTGGATGGAACGATGACGACGATATGGGTGTATTTGAAGAGTTTGGTTCAAGTAAAGAATCATTTGAAGAAGTTTCATTTGATTTTGCCAGTGCTTTAGGATTAATGATTTTGCAGTTTGTAAGAGGCAGTGGAATTGTAGAGGTCTCTGAGTTAGTAAGTAACATTAAAGCAAATCCTGAAGACATTGTTCGTGAATTAGAACGTATGAGAGGTGATGGATTAATCAATTTCGATGGAGAAACAGTTCAAATAACATCTGCAGGTTCAAATGAATTAGAAGAAGCCAATATTCAGACAGAAGTTGAAATTCGTTATGAATATGCAAAAGCATTTGGAATATCTGGAAACGAAATAATCCCAACAAGCAGAGATTTTTGTGTTCGCTTATCTGCTTTAAATCGTCTTTATACCAGAGATGAAATTGACCAAATGAGTTCGATACTTGGTTATGATGTCTGGAGAAGAAGAGGCGGCTGGATGACAATTAAAGGAACAAATACACATGTACCATATTGTAGACATCAATGGCGTTCACGTTTAGTTAGAAAAAAAATATAAATGGCAAACTTCGTTTATTACATATCAGTTAACTATCTCAAGGATAATACTCCTTTAAACGAGAACCTTGATGATAAACTCTTAAAAGCATCTATTAAAGAGGCTCAAGAAATATACATTCGAGACATAGTAGGTTCAGGTGTTTACGATGAACTTCAAGACCAAGCATACAACGGTACACTAACTGCTGATAACACAACCCTGTTAGATTCATACATCGCACCATGTCTTAAATACTACACGCTGGTGGAGTCAATGATGCCGTTAACGTTTAAGTTTTTGAACAAGACAGTAGCATCCAGAAATTCTGAAAATGCAACGCCTGTCACAACGGATGAGTTGACGATGATTGAGAAACGATACAGAGACAAAGCCGAATACTATGCAGATAGGCTACGAGCATATCTCAAAGAATACCCTGAGAAATATCCTTTGTATTTGAATTATGGTACTGGATTCGATGCCATAAAGCCAAGCAATACTGCGTTTTTTGGAGGTATGTATCTTGGTGGTACCGATGATGATTGTTATTTCAACTATGACTTCCCAGAAGAATAAATGGAGGCTAAAAAACGAAGCCAAATTGAAGAAGATTTATGACACTAAACCAAATCATAGCAAAATTCAGAACACAAGCGGAAAGTCACAAAATGGTCGGCAAATTTCAGGTCGGTCAAGAGTTTGACTTTGCAGTTGAAGAAGTAGAATATTATCCTCTTGTTTGGTTAATACCAAATGGATTCCAGTTTGATTCAGAAAATAAACTTGTGACTTATCTGTTCACTTTAATAATAGCAGACAGGCAGTTTGAGAGTGGAAGTAATACAAACGAGGTTCTTTCAGACACTGCTGGAATATTGCTTGACCTTGTAACTCTACTTAAACGAAACTACATAAATGATGAAGACTTTCAAATCATTGCGAACAGCACTGCTGACCCTTTTGCTGATTCAAGGACTGACGTTGTTGCTGGTTATGCAATCGACTTGCAGGTCAACACCCCCTATCTCGAATCCTACTGCGACATACCAACGTGATAGAATTTTAGTTATAAACAAAATCTATGCAGTGGACAAAAAAATTGACAGCATTACTCAAGTATATAGTGATAGCCTACATAGTGCTAACACCACAGAGGAATTACTCTCAATTTTCAGACAGTACGATTCACGAAATCAACAAACGACTGATTGAATGCATAGAGTGTAGGGAAAAACAAGCATTATACATTCAATTAGCACATAAGGATAGTATATCCCTACATAAACAGGCAACGATAATTACTAACCAAGAAAAAACCATTGCCAAAGAGAAAAGCAAAAACAAAATATTGAGAAACGTTAACGCTGTTCAGTTTGCTTTGTTCATATTGGCTTTAATACTATGAAAACAAATGTACACATCATCAGAAACACATTCGAGCCAAAAAAGGTATTACTCATCAGTGATGCCCATTGGGATAATCCAAAGTGTGACCGTGACTTACTCAGAAGCCATCTCGAAAAAGCAAAAGAAATCAAAGCGGACATACTGCTTAATGGTGACACATTCTGTTTGATGCAGGGGGCTTATGACCCTCGTAAGAACAAAAGCGATATTCGACCAGAACACAACAAGGCAAACTATTTAGATGCCGTTGTGAATGATGCGGTCAAGTGGTTTTCTCCTTATGCTCATTTGATAAAGGTAGTTGGTTATGGCAATCACGAAACGAACATACTCAAGCGGCAAGAAACAGATGTAATTGAACGTTTTGTTTATGGGCTTAACTCTAAAAATGATACCAATATTGAGGTTGGAGGGTATGGTGGTTGGATAGTGTACAACTTCGCTCAGAAGAATAGTAGCGGCAAAGTCAATTTTAATATCAAGTATTTTCATGGTTCAGGAGGTGGTGGACCAGTGACGAAGGGTACTATTCAGTTCAACAGGATGCAGACCTTTGTAGAGGGTGCTGATATGATTTGGATGGGGCATGTCCACGAAGACCACGAATTGACATATACAGTTGAAAGGCTAACCCAAAGCAACAAAGTCAAGTTGAAAGATATTCTAATGATTAGAACTGCAACATACAAGGAAGAATACAACGAAGGCAAAGGAGGTTGGCATGTGGAGAGAGGGGCAAGTCCTAAGCCTTTAGGTGGTAGATGGTTAGAGTTGCATCCTGAAAGAATAAGAAAAGACGGCAAAGATGAATTAAAAGTAAATGCCTTTACATACAAGATAAGATGAAGATAGACGTAAACTATATATTTCGAGATGACCAAGTCGACCCCATTTATCACAAGTTGGGTCTGGAGATGGATGCCGATGAGGTTGAAATTGTTGAGCGTGGTGTTATTGATTTGAGCAAAGTATCTGGTGCTGCTCAATTTTATGAAGTCACTCAGGTATTTATGGACAACGGGTTAATTTTTTATGTAGATTTGCAATTTGAAGAGTTTAAATATATATGGCAGACAGTGTGAACAACCCGACTCACTACAGCGGTGAGGTCGAGTGCATCGAAGCAATTAAATCAAGCATGAGCAATGAATGTTTCAAGGGCTATCTTAAAGGTAATATTATTAAATATATTTGGCGTTATGAGCGTAAAAATGGGACAGAGGACTTGCTTAAATGTCAATGGTACGTTAACAGACTTGTCAAAGAAATACAAAATGGGTAACATAAACAATGCAAATTTGGACTATATCCTTCGCTGGGAAGGAGGACTTTCTAAGCACTCAAAAGATAGTGCATCATCAAACTGTGTGCCTGATGGCTCAGGCGTTCACACGAACAAAGGGATTACTTGGGCGGCTTGGAAAGCACAGCACGGAGATTCAGAAGAATCAGTAAAACGCTTTTATGAGATGACTCACGAAGATTGGAAGTCTATCTACAAACTATATTGGAAAGGTATCAAAGCAGATGATATTGAATCGGATTTGATTGCTGAGTTCTGGGCAGATTTTGCTTGGGGTTCTGGAGTATATGGAGCAGCCAAGCAATTACAGAAATTTATCGTCTCAGAGGGTTTCTCTATTGCTGTGGATGGTAAGATAGGGAAACAGACATTAAGTACCTTAAATAGGCTGATACACATGAAAGGTGAATCATACGTCTATCTCAAGTCATACGACCATAGGGTTCAGTTTTTACAGCAGTTAAAATCATTTAAGTTTTTTGGGAGAGGTTGGTTGAATAGACTCCAAGACTTTCACGCTTATGCCAAGCAACAACTTACATAATACGACTATCGAAGGTAATGACCCTTTTGCTAACAGAATGAAAGAAGCACTTGGGTTTGCCGCAACTGCAGGTATATCTCAAGAGGAAGCGGCACCTGAAGATGAATTACAACGTATCATTCAGAATTGGGGTGAAGAGTTAAAACAACAGATGGTATCAAATCTGTTGAAGAACAAAACAAATGCTTCTGGAACATTAGCCTCATCAATAACCAACATACTAAAAAAGAGTCGAAACGGATATATATTAGAAACACAAGCAGAGAATTATGCGAACTTTGTAGAGTATGGTCGTAAAGCAGGTAAAAGACCACCTGTGGAAGCAATTATTCGTTATATACAAGAAAAGAGAGAGATTCAGCAGTCATCTATAATTAGAGATGCAAAAAATCGAATACAAGCAACAAAAAGCCTTGCCTTTGCTATTGCAAATAAGATTGGAGCAAGTGGAACAAAGAAACAACCATTCATCGTTCCAGCACTTAAAAAAGTAACCACTCAAATTCTTGCACAGAGAA